ATGAAGAGTGTTTTGGTTATTATATAGAAACTAAAGAATGGATGCCAGCATCTTACTCAAAACAAGAAACTGTATATCCAAGCAACAAAGATCTATTACCTGATTGGGTAACAGCACCACTCTATCAACAAGCCTTTAGATGGTTTAGAGAGAAGTATGAACTTTACCAAGCTGTTTATGCAGATAAACGTGCAGATGACTTAACTCTTTTGTATAAAGTACATGTTTATAAGTTAGATGAGGAACTTAGTGAGTATGCTTATAGATGGGCAAAAACATATGAAGAAGCAGAACTAGCGTGTCTTAAACAACTAATTAAAATAGTAAAGGAGAAGAACAATGACTAAAATAGAAAGTGTATTAGTAGGAAGAACAAGAGAAGATAGGTTATTCATAATAGGACTTATGATTATAATCTGTATTATCAGTAGAGAACTTCTTCCGGTACCCTGTTTTATAATTGGATATCAAATGGGTAAATTTAAATAATATGAAAGAATCAGAAGTACTTGAGCCAGAAGTGGACAAAGATGTAGAGCATGCCATAGATGAATTGGTAAACCCTACTAAAGCAATAATCCTCTATAATGATGATCATAATAGTTTCCCTCATGTAATCGAATGCTTGAGGAAGTATTGTGAACACTCTATGGAGCAAGCAGAACAATGTACCATATTGGTACACCATAAAGGTAAGTGTGATGTAAAGAATGGTAGCTTTGAGAAGCTCCGCCCTATATGTGAAGCACTATTAGAGAATGGTTTAACAGCAAAAATTGAGTAATATGAAAACAGCAGATGATTACAGAAAAACATGGCCTAACAAAACTGATGACCAAATAATTGAATCATTAGGTAATGAGGTTAGGGATAAAGTTGAAACAATCCACGGTCTTTTAGATGATCTTAGCAGAAGAAAATATACAGAAGAAGATATGTTATTTGCTTTTGTACATGGAGGAACTAAGTTTGAAGAAAACAAAGATGCTGATACATTAGCTAAGAACTTTAAAGAGCTTATCAACTCACTAAATAAACAAGACAATGAAAATAAACCTAAGTAAATTAGTACAGCAAAGAGCTATACTTCAAACAGTAGTCTCCGGATCAGCTGTGGTTGCTCCAGGAGGTATGAAAAAGATCAAAGAGCTCTTACGCTTTATAGAGGAAATAGAGACTGATCTAGAAATAGGTGGAGAATCTATAGTAGAACTAGACAAAGAGCGCTTAGAAGCTATAGAAGAGCGTAATAAAATGCTTAAATTTATGAGGGAGGCTGATGATGTATGAGTATTCAAGTATGTGCAGACTGTCATAAACCTTTTAATAAAGAAGGTCTATTTCCTAGTAATCTATGTAGCAAATGTGAGAGTAAAGAGAAGCAGGTTATAAGTAATTTTGACTCAGACAATTGGATAAAGTTTATTGAGAAATTAAGAGATAGAGATTGGAACTATGCACAGTTACATTGTAATAAGCATCAGTTTTTAAGAGTTCCTAAATCGGGTAAGTATTTAGGTATATCATTATGGAAGTGTATCTACTGTGACGGAGTTGTTCAATCAAGCTAAAAATATTATATTTACACTATGCCTTGTACAGCTTTAAAGATTACAAAAGAAGACGGAACCATAGTTAGAATTAAGTTTCTAACTATATGGAATCCACCATTTACAGACATCGATCTGTTTACATGTAACGAAGACTTTGGTCCAATTGGAAACCCCGGGATTACTCAGGTTGAAATGGATGAAGAATCTTATCATAAGAAGCTCAGAATCGATGCTTCTGCTAAAAATCAATATGTACGTGAAGAATCAACAGATCCTCAATGGAATCCTGGATACATAGAAACCCCCGAAGATGGAAATCAGAATCCCCTTTAAAGTAATATGCATCAATGACAGTAATCGACCTAACGATATTCCTACTTCTAAGTGGGTAAAGAAGGGAGATGGGTATACTGTAATTGATGTAAAGAAGCTCCTTATACAAGGAGGTGCTCTTGGATTTAAACTTGAAGAGATTAATATTGATGACTGTTTTCCTTATCAATTCTTTAGCGCAAGTCGCTTTGGAATCCCCGTAGGAGAACTCATGAGACATGAAACAGAAGAAATGCTAGATAGGCTTTTAGAAGAAGCTAAAGAAGAAGCATTAACACCACGCCTTTAATGAAAATAAAAATAACACCGAATTATGAATACATTGGTATTCTGATTCTTGGTATATTATATACCTTAATTTCACACTATACAAATGACTGAAAGTATTGAATTATTCTACCGTGAAGGTAGCTCAGATAAAGTATATAAAGCAAATATTACAGAAGAGTCTAATGGATTTACTGTAAACTTTGCATACGGTCGTAGGGGTAACGCTCTTACAACCGGTAAGAAAACTAATAAGCCTGTTTCATTACATGAGGCTCAGAAGATTTATAATAAGCTGATTCTAGAGAAGACAGCAAAAGGATACATTGAAGATCCACATGGGAAACCCTTTACCGGAACAACAACAGAAGCGCGTGATACAGGAATACGCCCTCAACTCTTAAATGAGATAGATGAGAGACTTCTTGAAAAGTATATGACCGATCCTGAATGGTGTGCTCAAGAGAAATTTGATGGGCGCCGTAGAATGATCTGTATTAAGCCTGAATTAGTAGCTACTAACCGTAAAGGATTAGCTATAACAATGAGCAAAGAACTAGAATCAGAATTAATGGCAGCGTCTTTTGATGGAAATGTTCTTGATGGAGAAGATATGGGTGATCATATTATGATCTTTGATACAATATTCTATCAAGAACCATATCAAACCAGATATCAACATTTAGCTGCACATTTTAGTAGAAACAATCATAAGTTGCTTAAGCTAGTACCTACTGCATGGACGCTTTCTGAAAAAAGAGCTTTGTATAAGCGCTTAGTAAAGAATAACGCAGAAGGAATCGTATTTAAGAATATCAATGCCTTTTATGTACCAGGAAGACCAAACTCAGGAGGAGAACAGTTAAAGTTCAAGTTCGTGGCTACAGCCACTGTACAAGTAATTAAGACCAATCCTACTAAGCGATCAGTTACCGTAGCTGTATATGACCTAAGAGGTAATGTAGTAGAAGTAGGAAACGTGACTGTTTATCCTAATCAACAAGTACCTAATCCGGGAAGCATAGTAGAAGTAAGATACCTTTATTATTTCCCAGGTGGATCATTATTCCAACCAGTTCTTTTAGGAGAACGAGATGATATGACCATTGAAGACTGCACTCTTAGTCAATTAAAAGAAAAACGTGAATCCATAGAACTATAATTATGCAAGAAAAAACACTAACCAAAGAACAAGAGCACGCTGTAAATAGCGAAAGATTTAAGAAAACTCCTCAGGAGAAAGAAATTGCAAAAGCAGCTAAATCAGCTTGGAAGAAAGCTCAACCTAAAACAAAATGAGTAAAAACGCCATATTTAGTACTATACTAAAGAAGTTTGGTGACAAACTTATTTATGCAAAAGGGGTTGAAGAGATACTTTATAGAGAATTTGTAAATAAACTCGAAGAAGGACACCTAATCCAGGTGTTCTTCGATGCCAGTAAGGATAATGGAACCTTGGCTCAAATAGCTAAGATCAAAGTATGTATTCGAGAACTTGCAAAAGAAGTTGGTAATACATTTGAAGACACAGAGCTTGATATAAAAAAAGCTTCTGGTCTATGTATAATAAAAGAAATGGATGGTGAAAAGTTTATATTCGTTAAATCCTTTGGTGACTGTTCAGTAGATGATCTTAGTTTAGCAATACAAACTATAATTCAACGAGGGGACTTTGTAGGTATTAACTTTCGATAGGTGTAACTTCACCAGTCTCATCGTTGATATTTACATTTGCTGTTTTTGTCTTACCTTGTTCTTTAGCCTTTAATTCGATCTCATAGATCAATGCTGCTAAACTACGAATAGTAAGTTCAGTAGCATCTTTAGGAGGAACAGGCCCTTCTTTTGATAATGATTCTAGGATTTCTTTGAATTGCTCGGGTGGTAAAGTATTACCTACGCCCAATAAGTTATTAACTAATTGAGTGTAAAATAACCCGGATACTTGGATATCAATAATTTGATCTTCTGGAATTGCTTGGTAACTAACTGCTCTCATACTTCAAATATACTAAAAAAATGAAAAACACAAATGAAATAGATCTTGAAGATGTGAAGATTAAACTTTACGAAAGACTCAGGTCTTCGGGATGGGGGGATAAACTTAAGACATTTATCTTGTCTAGTGATTTTGATAAGATATTAAACACCTTATTAAAAGAAGCCAGAGAAGGACAGCGTTTTACACCACCTCTTAAGCAGATCTTCAGAGTATTTGAAGAATGTCCTTATGATAAGCTTAAAGTAATAATACTTGGACAAGATCCCTATCCTCAACTCGGTGTTGCTGATGGTATCGCTTTTTCTTGTTCTAATACTAAGAAAGTACAGCCTTCATTAGCTTATATATTTAAAGAGATAGAAGCTACCGTTTATCCTGATGGATACCGGTGGGATCCAGATCTTACAAGATGGGCTAATCAAGGAATACTACCAATAAACACCGCATTTACAACAGGAATAGGTACTGTAGGCAGACATTATGCTATATGGCAACCATTCTTAGCATTTCTTTTTGATATACTAACCTTCCAGAACCCTGGATTAATATATGTATTCATGGGAGCTAAAGCTAAAGAATGGGCAGTATCCATACCTGACAATAATCATAAAATGTTTACTTCACATCCAGCATTTGCAGCCCACACCAACAATGATAAGTGGGATTGTCAAGGGGTATTCAGTAACATAAGTTTAATAATAAAAAAACAATATAACGAAGACATAATATGGTAAAAGATGGAGAAATTAAAAGGCTCAAAATAACACAAGGCCTTAGTCAAGGTCAGGCAGATGCATTGATGTTGATGATTGATTTTCTCAACATTGATGGGCCTGATATGTTTGTATTAAAAGGATATGCCGGAACAGGTAAAACCTTTATTGTAAAAAAACTGATAGAACACATTACTCATACGTATAAACATTGTAAGATTGCAGTAACTGCGCCAACGAACAAGGCTGTGCGCGTATTACTCTCTCGTAAAGAGTTTAACAATCGTAATGTGGTATATCAGACGATCCATAGTTTACTTGGATTAACAGAAACAATTACTGCTAATGGTCAAGTCTTCTTTACAGCTAAGAAGGGTGCTACAGGAGATATGGCTAAGATCGATTATCTCATAGTCGATGAGGTATCCATGCTTCAAGATGATATTTTTAAACAGCTGGAGAAATTCAGTAGTGATACAAAGATCATTTTCATGGGAGATCCTGCACAAATACCTCCAGTAGGTCGGATTGATTGTATACCTTTTAAGAAATCTCTATCAGAGACGTATGAGGAAGGCTACACATTAACCGAAATCATGCGCCAGGCTAAAGGCAACCCTATTATCGAGTCTTCTTTTATATTGAGAAACAATCTCACTGTAGATGTACCGATTCCTGTAATAGAGACAAGACGTGATGCAGATGGTCATGGTATACACTGGATTGACTCGTCAACTGATAAAGATGGAATGCTAATGCTTCTAGAGAAGTATTTTGTATCCAAGAAGTTTGACGATAATCCTGATTATGCCAAATTAATAGCTTGGAGAAACAAGACTGTAGCCTCTGCTAATAACCGTATCCGAACTATGATCTATGGAGATGAACTTCAAAAGATAATGCCAGGAGAAAAACTATTAGCTAATAAGCCGATCTTTGATGAAGATGAAGAGATCATATTCAATACTTCTGAAGAGTTCCAGATACAATCTTATAAAGTAACTACCAAGGCTGTTGTATTTGGTCTTAAAAAAGCTTCTCTTAAGGTTTATCAATGCACTCTTGATAAGGCTACTCTAGGTAAAACATTATTAACCAATACTATTTATGTATTGCATGAAGACTCAGAGGAAACTTATAAGACGTTATTAGCAGATCTTAAGAAGCTGGCAACCGATAGTAGTAATAGAGCAGCGTGGGTTTATTTCTACAGAGCTTTAAAATGGCCAGCAGACATAGCTTACAACTATGCAATTACTGCGCACAAATCACAAGGTTCAACATATGAGAATGTCTTTATTATGGAAGATGATATCAATGCGAATCCTAATGTGGTAGAACGTAACCGAATAAAGTATACTTCATATTCCCGAGCGTCACATAATTTATATGTATATCGGGCTAATCCTTTTTAATATGAGTCTATTTAAGAAATAATAATTAAACAAAAACTAGGATAATATGATAAAATTAGGAGAAGCGGTTATCAGAATAATACTCACAGATGATAAAGAAAATAATGTACACATTGAATTTGACAATGGTGAGGGAAAAGGAAATGTTCCTGTAGATGCTGTTATAGCCGCATTAGAAGTTATCTTAGACGATGTAAAAAGAGTAATGAAACCTAAAGATAAAAAGGATATTAATTGATCATAAAGTAAATGATCAAGGCAGCTTCCACTATTGCGGTGGCTGCCCATCCTACTTTAATCCATTTCTTTTGGTTATTAAGCTTATGAATGGTCTTCTCTTTTACAGCTAAAGAATCTTCTCGGTTCTTGATCTGTTGATTTTTAAGCCCAACGGTTAGTGAGTATTGAGTGATTGTATAATCCTTCTCTTTAATCATTGTATCCCTATTGGCTATAATCTTCTTGGAAGTAGAGAGTAATGTATCACAAGTGTTTAAATCCACAGCAGTTTTTGCTATGTATCTAAGTTCTGTAAGCCCATAACACCGGCTAGTATCTGTTGATACTCCATGTTGCGCGAATGATGCTGTCCAGTTGATTAGGAGAAGCTGTATTAAATACAAATTTAGTTGTCTCATGATTTCTATAAATTACACCAGGCTCTATTGCCAGGAGGCTATCATATTGATGTTGGATTTTGATCTGCCTAACTAGACTACTATCAACATTAGATCGTAATAATACGATAGAGTCTCTAAGCTCCTTTTCTTTATCACCGATAAAGATTAGCTTAGGGTTCTTTACAATGATGTAAACTAATAGTAAGAATACAAGTAGTAAAAGGGTTCCTATTACATAGGCTGTCTTAGTCGGTTTTGCCATCATCTGGGGGTATTAAACTTTCTGCTCTTTCTACTTTCTTATCATAATGATTACCGACAGTATTGGTAACAACAAGACTCACTATTAATCCAGAAAGTACTGTAGCCATTGTTACAGCATTGTTATTATCAGTAAATCTGATAGCAACCTCAGCAAGTACCCAGAATACACCTATAGATAACCATTTACGCAAGCTATGTCCGCCTGGTTTATTATTAAGAGCTTTGAAGAAGTTTCTTACAAAGCCGTATGAATCTGGCATGTTAGTCGCCATCCATCCTGAAAATGTTGCCATAATAGTAATTTACTTCAATATACCTAAAATTAATGAAAAAAGCAAATCACCACGATATGGTAGATCTAGTCAAAAATATAGAAAAAGAAGTCGAGACCTTTATTAATGAGTTCTCAGACAAGTTTTATGGAAAGTTCGGGATTCGTCCAATGGTAACATACTCTTCTAAAGTTAATCTTATTGGAACAAATCTTATAGATCTAGAAAATGTTGCAAATTATTGTATTTATAGAGATCTAGATATAGATATTACAGGAGCCAGTATTAAAACCAGAACCAGACAAAGAACACTTGTTATTTATAGACAATGTATATTCAAGATGGCTAGAGATCTGGGGTATGGATTAGCCCGAATAGGTCACCATTTTGGCTATGATCATGCTACTGTTTTATATGCAACTAGGAATATAACCAATTTAGTAACTTGTAAGGATAAACAAGTAATAAAGATCTTAAATAAACTTCAAAATGAGCTCGAAAAAAGATACAGGAATGATGGAGCTGCTCCATCTGATAGTGAAACAAAAATTGACACCTAATCAATTCTATCTACTATATAGTATACAAGAGAATGTAGGTTCTTTATATATCAATATAGAACAGGAGATAAGAGCACTCAAGATTGATGACTGGATCACAGAAGATCTTAAGTTACAACCTAAAGCTATTACTCTTATTCAACAAGTAGACGGGTTTTTCAAGGTTCAAAAGAAAAAGACCAGCACTCAATTATTGGGTGATGATTTTAATGTAAACATTGGGAAATATCAGCTGTTATTTCCCAAGAAGAAATTACCAAGTGGTAAGGCAGCGCGTTCAGCTCAGAGTAATGTTGAAACTAACTTTAGATGGTTCTTTGAACACAATAAATTTAGCTGGGACACTATTCTTACTGCAACTGCTATGTATGTAGATGAGTATGAAAGAAAGAGTCCTGCTTTCCTCTATATGCGCACATCAGCTTATTTTATTCGCAAGACAGAACTGGACAAGAGTATAGTTTCAGATCTGGCTAATTATTGCGAGAATGTTGAATCTGGGGAAGCTCCTGAAAAGGATACTCACTTCTCTGACAAAGTAGTATAATATGAAAAAGCAAGTAAAACATGAAAAAGTGCATGAATTGGTGATTACAATTTTATTAACAGTGGTATGTTATTTGACTGTTAATAACTTTATCGTATCAATGTCTGTGGGTGAATACTTATTGATTGAGTTTCTCTTGGTTGCAGTAGTATTTTTTCATATGTTTGTCATGAAGAAATATTTCCCCTCCTCTTATACTAAACAAGAAGGTCCCCATAACGGAACCAGGGAAACTTATCCTCTAAAAGATACCAATGACCCAACTAACAGGCAAAAAACCGAATAAATGGACTAGTCAACGACAAGGATTTGTTGACTCTTTACATTATATGCGAGGACGAAAAAAAGGTGAAATTAAAAGCTTCCGAACACCATGGTCTAAAGTCAATGATGCAACTACTGATGGCTTTGAATGGCACAGTACTACCGTTATTGGTGGAAGACCTGGCACCGGGAAAACTCTAATCAAAGATCAGATCATCAGAGAAGGATTTATCCTTAATCCTGGTGATAACTTCCGAGTATTAGAATTCCAGTTTGAGATGCTAGCAAGGACATCCGCTATTCGTGAATACTCAAGCGTTATTGGTAGAACATACAAGTATTTATGCAGTGCAGAAGGTACAATATCTGAAGAAGACATACAGAAATGCTATGAATATGCCAAAGAACGTGTAAAATATCCAATCGATGTAGTAGAAACGCCGTGTACAGTAAAAGAGTTTAAAGAAACTATTATTGCGTACATGCAAGAGTATTCTGCATTAGAGATGGTAAAAGAAACCTATAAAGAAGGTGACGAGACCAAAGAAAGAGAAGTCCAGAAACGAATTTACAAGAAAACAGTGGTCACCCTTGACCACTCCTTACTCCTTAAAAAGAATAAGCTAGAGGGCGAAAAAGACAAGCATGATACTCTATTCGCATTAGGGGAGGCTGTTACAGAGTTAAAGCGTAGGTATCCAATCCATTTTATAATCTTAAGTCAACTCAATAGAGGTATTGATAGTCCTGAGAGAAATGAAGATGGTAAATACGGTAATTACGTATTAGAATCGGATATATTCGGTTCTGATGCTTTACTACAACATGCTGATACCTTAATTGGTCTTAATAGACCCGGTAAACAAAAAATCAGATATTATGGACCTGATAGGTTTATAATAGATGATGATACTGTAATGGTTATGCACTTCCTTAAATGTAGAAATGGAGATACTCGTATGAGTTTCTTCAAATGCATGTTTAAAGAAATGAAGATTGTTGAAATGCCTACTCCAGGGCAACAAGAAAAAAGATTAAAAACATGACAAATATATCAACGAAAGAATCCGTAGATCAAGGCAGTCCTAAGCCTGAAAATAAAAAGGATAACTTGAAAAAGCTCCGAGACTTTCATCAACCTTTGATGAATCTCCTTGGACTATCTGATGCCACATTCATACCAAAACTGGCTTATGTGCCACATGGTAAAAATGAGCGGTATAATGCATTATTTTATAGCGAAATTAGTAAGGGTACAGATGTTTGTATAGCCTTTGCTGATTCAAACAACTTAGTACAAGTCATTCCAGAAGATGAAGGATTTACTGAGAACGCGCTTTATAGATGGAAGTTCAATCCTCACTATGAAGAAGAATATGAAAAAACAGAACCAAATGTCACAACAGGACATTCCCGTTACTTGATACCTGTATCAGAATTAATAAAGTTAGAGTACCCGACTGCTCCAGAGGCTATCGAGGATACTGACTTTACTATTGCAGATCCTGATCAAGATTTACCAATGACTCAAATGACAATGAGAGATTATGCAGCAATTCATATGCGTAAACCCGTTAGTATGAAACCATGGTTAAATGATATAATCACCAAGTAATCAATATAAAGATGGCAAAAACCACAATACCTGAAGTAGTAGCTGCACAAGAAGCTCCTCAGAGTGAAATACAAAAGTTCTTAGGAACATTGATCACATCAAAACAACTTCCTACACACATTAAAACTGTAGCAGAGGCATTTACAATTGCTCAAATGGGCAAAGAGTTAGGATTTCCAACAATGCAGGCATTTCACTATATCATACCTATTCAAGGTAAGTTGAGTTTAAGTGCTAAAGCTATTGGCGCCCTATTAAGAAAAGGTGGAATAAGATATATTACACAAGAAGATGGTGTTTGGGTATATGCAGATGGTACAACCTCTGCTATTATCAAACCGGGAGACGAAAAACCGATCGATCAAAGAACTACAATATTATTCTTGAGAGATGGTATGGAAGAAAGATGTTCTTTTACATGGAAAGATGCCGAAAAACAAGGCCTCACCACAAAAGACAACTGGAAAAGAATGCCAAAAGAAATGTTATATGCTCGTTGCGTTGCAAAGGGTGCTAACAGAATTGGCTCAGATTTATTATTAGGATTATATGCAGTTGAAGAACTTGCAGATAGTTTCAGTATCAATGAATCTCACATAACTAGAAACGAAGATGGTACTATATCATCAATCATAGATACAGAAGCAACAGTCGTAAAATAATAATCCTTTAAAAACAAATATATGAGTGGTAAATTAAACACAAAAGACATCAAAACAGGTGGAGGCGGAATACCGAAAACCTTAGAACCAGGTAACCAGCACTGTAAAATAAATAGCGTAGCTCTTGAAGAGTTTAAGCTTAAAGAAGGAGCATACAATGTTCTATTGTATATGGAAGGTCCAGATTTAGGTAAAGACTTTGAAGGCTTCTTTATTAACAAAGAAAATGAATCCTTAGGGCGCCATAAAGGTGCTGTAGGAAGAGTGAAAGCTGGTGAATGGGCTTTTGCTGATGGTACAACTAAAAGTGGTGTCCAAGTATCAAGAGATCAAGATATTCTTAAATTTCTAAAGAGTATCTGTACTGCACTAGGGATTGTTCCTTGGTTAACAGCTCAAGATGATAAACATGCTACAATTGAGAGCTTAATCACAGCCTTCAATGATGAACAACCATTCAAAGACAAGTATATCAACTGTTGTATTGGTGCTAAGGAGTATAAAGATAAGAATAACTATACTCGTTATGATCTACACTTTCCAAAGTTCAGCAAAGATGGTGTACCGTTTGAATCTCTTACAGCTAAACCAAGCAAGCTTTTAAGGTATAATGATGCAACTCATTTGAAAAAAGCTAAAGTAATAGAGGTAACTGAATTCGGTGCTAGCGAAACTCCATTAGGAGATGATAGCAAATCCGATTTCCAACTATAATCATTATTTAATTATTAAGAGGCGGGCAATACATGTCCGCCTTTTTATGCTTATACAACCAGAGACATATGATTCGTACTAAATCTATAATATCAAGTGTAAATGAAATCCCAAGAGAATGGGTGTTTGAGTTCTATCTCAAATGTGAGAAATTGTGTGGACAAGATGTAAAACTTAAATCAGTATTTAGTACTGAAGATAAGACACCATCTATGTTTGTCTACTATTGTAAAACTGCAGGATATTACAAGTTCAAAGATTTTTCAGCTGGTAAATCAGGTGATGGAGCAACCTTTGTTCAAGAATATTTTAAGCTTACCACGAGAGGCGAAGCTGCGCATAAAATTATTGAGGATTATAACCAATACATCCTTACAAATAAAGAAGATTACAGTGTACGAGAGTTTAAAGTCCAACAGCGTTATAAAGTAAGCGCTTTTAACACAAGACCTTGGACTACTCTAGATCAAAAGTACTGGACTAAGTTCCATATTGGTTCTAAGAAATTAGCAAAGTATAATGTAGTTCCTTTAAGCTCTTATAAGATGACAAAGGAAGAAGATGGTGAAACCAAGGAATTAAACGTAATAGGTAGACATTATATCTATGGTTATTTCCGCACTGATGGTACATTATTCATGATCTATCAGCCGATGGTTAAGGATTGTAAATTTATTAGAATCAAGGATTATATCCAAGGTACTGATCAATTAACCTTCAAAGTACCTTATCTGATAATCACGAGTTCTTACAAAGATCTAATGGATTTTGATACATTAGGTTACTCTAATGCAGAATCTGTTGCACCTAATAGCGAGAATACATTAATCCCTGAACACATCATATCCGCGTATAAGTTAAAATACAAAGCTATTTGTACATTGTTTGATAATGATAAAGCAGGTATTAATGCCATGGATAAGTATAAAGAAAAGTATGGTATACCGGGAGTTCATCTCGAGTTATCCAAAGATCTTTCTGATTCTATACGAGATCATGGTATTCACAAAGTAAAAGAAGTACTAACCCCGTTAATAAAAGAACAATTAAGTAAATAATCTTTAAAAATAAATACCATATGAGTTGGCTATATAATGGAAAAGTGTTTTGCCAAGAGGGTATACCCCACGGGGCTGTAGGTTTCATATACAGCATGACAGCTATTATAAATGGAACTTCAGTAGCTTATATTGGTAAGAAGAACTTTTATGCAAACGTTAAAACAAAACTGAGCAAAAAAGCTATGCCTACTGACAAAAGGCTCAAGAAATACAAACGCGTTACTAAAACATCATACCAAGAATACTATAGTAGTAATGATGTACTTAAGAAAGCTCATAAAGACGGAGTTACTATCAGAAGAGAAATCTTAATGATATGCTTCAGTAAAACAGAGTTAACTTACCAAGAGGTAAAACATCAATTTAAGTACGAGGTATTAGAACATGATATATATCTTAATGGTAATATCCTCGGTAGATTTTATAAACAAAGAAATAACACATGACCAGTAATCCAGAAACAATCAAATTAACAGCAGAGACTCACGATAATATCGTAGAGATGATGAACTCAATAGATCTTGAGAATAGAGTAGTAGCTCTAAACTGTATAGAAAATGTAGATTTTAATGAAAATCTAGTGTATATATTACTCCTTAAGAAACAAGGAGGTGCTAGTTCTAGTGAATGGAGTACACACGCTCCTAATACATCCAAATTACTCAAAGGAATAGGTATTAATCTTGATACCTCTCTTACTTGGAAACAGTATCTAGAGATACTAATTAAAAGAGATACTACACCTGATAAGATTCAATTCTATCTTGATCGGTTTGTAGCAGTAATTCATAAATCAATAACCGCTTTAGGGTATGACTTCATTGAGACCCTCGAAGTAAAAGTAAAACTAAAGACGAAACATGGTGAACAGAGCGGAACAATTAGCGAAAGCGTCTAAAGACTTAATGCTGAAGGAACCATTCTATGGAATGTTCCTGATAATGCTTAACAAAACATGGGATAATAAAAAAGTCTCAACAGCAGGTGTAGGTAGAAATGGTATTAACTATAATCTCTTTTTAAACGAGACTTTCTGGGATATTCTCCAAGAACGTCAGAAAAGAGGATTGTTAAAGCATGAACTATTACACATTGCATTCATGCACTTAACTGACTTTGCTCATTTAAGCGATCATACTTTAGCTAATATCGCACAAGATATTGAGATAAATCAGTATATCGAATTAGATGATTTACCACCAGGCCCTCAACTCATATCAACGTATCCTGAACTAAACCTTGAGCCTAAGAAAGGTAGTAATTATTACTATGAAAAGCTACAACAGGGTAAGAAAGCAGGTAACTGTCCTAATCTTAATGCAATGATCGCAGCTGCAGAAGCCGGTCAACAAATATGCATTACAGCAGGGTCAGGTGGGGATCAAGAAACACAAGTTCCTGATCACACTACTCATGAAGAGTTTGCAGGATTAGATGAGGCTAGTCAACGACTTCTTAAAGCTCAAACCGAGCATTTAATTAAAGAAGTAGCTGATTCAGTATCTAAATCGCGTGGACTTATTCCTGGTGAATTTCAATCTATATTAGATCGGATTAATACCACTGAGCCAGCCAAGTTCGATTGGAAAGGATATCTCAGAAGATTCACAGGAGGCTCTCAGAAGGTTTATACCAAAAAGACAAGGCGGAAGTTCAATAAAAGATATGAAGACAACCCAGGGCTTAAAATCAAGCCTAAGAGACATATCTTAGTTGGTGTAGATACATCAGGTTCTGTAAATGCAGGAGAACTTAAGGAATTTTTCCATGAGATCCATCATATGTATAAATCCGGTTCTGATGTAACCGTTGTTCAGTGTGATGCTGCTATTCACGATGTAAGCCCTTATAACCCTAAACATGAGATAAAACTTCATGGTAGAGGAGGTACAGAGTTTCAACCGGTAATAGATTATTACAATGAACACAAACACAAATTCACTTGTCTTGTATATTTTACAGATGGTGAATGCGGTGCACCCGATAATGCACGAGGAAGTATTTTATGGGTATTATCAAGTACCTCACAAGAAAACAACGATCTACCAGGATCAGTAATCAAATTAAACTAATGGCAAAAGCAGAAGCAAAACAAGTAAACTTAAATATTGAGGAGTTAAAGACATTCTTAACTCATATTGTAACTAATAACAGATACCTACAAGAGTCGGGGAAAACACCAGCAGCGGTTGAAATCCAAGGTGATTCAGGTATTGGGAAGACTAGCGGTGTATTACAGTTAGCAAATGAATTAAAGTTAAACTTCGTAAAGTTAAACTTAGCTCAGATTGAAGAGTTAGGAGATCTAGTAGGATTTCCGGTAAGACAGTTTCAATTATGTAAACCAGAAGGTATAATAACAACTCCTGTAATTGATGTAGCTCCTGCTATTCCTACCATGATCAAAGTAAAGAAAATGGTAAAAAAGATAGTTAACCAAGAGGTTACTGTCATGGAAGAACAAGAGGTAGAAGATTTTACAATAACTATTACCAAAAAGCAAGTTCTTGAGGCTGGAAAGTTCATTACTAAAGATATTGAGACTAAAACTCCTATCAAGGTAAAGAAAGAGGTTCCTGTACAAAAGATGATGGATGTAGAGATTGAAGAGGAGGAAGAAGTAGAAGTAGAGAGCTCAACACCTGTAAAACAAGCTGTTCAAGCTGGTATAGTTAATAGTGCAGAATGCCTTTGGGTAGATGAACAAGCTATTGATGAATATACCAAACAAGGGTATTCATTCACCGGCTTAAAACGTATGTCTTATTGTCCACCAGAATGGATTGCTGATAAACAAGGAGGAGGAATTCTAATCTTAGATGACTGGAATCGTGCTGACATCCGATTTATTCAAGCCGTAATGGAATTGGTAGATCGTCAGGAGTATATCTCTTGGAAGTTACCTAAGGACTGGCATATCATGTTAACTGCAAATCCAGACAATGGAGAGTATTTAGTTAACAGTATTGATAATGCACAAAGAACTCGTTTCATCAGTGTCAACTTAAAGAGTGACGTTGATGTATGGGCTAAATGGGCAGAAGTCCAGGGTATTGATGGTCGTTGTATCAACTTCTTATTAATGCATCCTGAATTGGTGACTAACAATATCAATCCAAGAAGTATCACCACATTCTTTAATGCAATCAGTTCTATTAAGGATTTCGCAGCAGAGTTACCATTGATCCAGATGATTGGCGAAGGTAGTGTAGGGCCTGAGTTCTCTCAGATGTTCGTACTATTTATCAATAATCGTATGGATAAGTTGATAACCCCTAAGGATATCTTATTACATGATAACGAAAGTCATGTATTAGGAGAAATGAGGAAAGCTATTGGTACCGATAACGATTATCGCGCTGATATAGCAAGCATTCTTACAACCAGGGTAATTAACTATGGTTTACACTATGCAGAATCAAACACGATCTACCAAAAGACTGTAGATAGATTAATAACACTAGCGACTCATCCGGATACATTAACTGATGATCTTAAGTATATTCTTGTTAAGAAGTTCTTAAACGGGAATAAGCAAAAGTTTCAAAAGATGATGATTAATCCAGACGTTGTTAAAATGTCAATGAAGTAAATGACGGAAGAAGTAATCACTAAGACGGTGCCCGGTAAACTGGGTACCGTTCTTACTGAACCTGAATATGACACTCTTAATGCAATGCTATCTAGCAGGGATGAAGGGGATCATAGAATGGCTCAGGCAATATTAAATCAATGTGATATAAAAACATCCATTTATTGGATATGGAAATTAGCAAGAACCCATTCTCATAAGATGGTATATCTTCGTACTAAAGCAAGTAGAGAATTTAGAGATGCTACTGATTTATTTTCGCTCGGTTATATGAAGTATACCCCATTTGCTTTAGCAATGCATGAAAAAGGATGGCTTACACCAGAAATATATGCAAGAATCAAACCTGGTATTTTAGACGAGCTTATTGAAAGAAATAAAAATAATAATGTTTATAACATTCATGTAACAATCAAAGACGCGTTCTTAAACTATGATCAAGACGACCAACTCTTACAATTAACCAACTTATGAAAGACTCCATTCATTCACTAGTTCTTACCGAAATGGATACTAAGACTAGAATTATAAAATATGAACACATCTGGGTAATTCCAGGTTCTGTTCAAAATCTATCAAATACTGTAATTAAAGGGAATACCTACACCCCTACAAAAGGAGATCGTATCTGGTTTTATCCAGGATGCGATGTTCCTAGATTTAAAGTAAAACAGTTCTGTGTGAAAAATGATATAGCTGTTGTAAAATATGCAGATAAAGCCAATGTAAAATTCATTGGCCCAGAAACACTCAAGGGAATAATCGATAGTCAGTATATATACAATGTACCAAAAGTAGATTTTCTTAAATGGTTTGATACCATAATGTGTAATGCTTATATAGAAATAAGAGAATTGATTGTAAACTCTCCTAACGAGGTTATATATTTAGAGTACGATACTCGTGAGTATTTTACAGAAAAAGAGTTTTTTGGTAAAAATATATTAGACACTGATCTTATTGATCATAATAATATACTATACAGTACTGAAGAAAATCATGAAAAATTATTAGTACTCCAACAAGATCCTAAAATAAAATCACAAGATGATATCTTAAGCTTGTTGAACACTGGTATCATATTAGATGAACAGATGTATAACGATGTTCACAGATTGTTCGAAAGTTCTGATAAAGAGAATACAAAAGTGGCTATGGAAGCCATGGCGAATTGTGATTTTCAAAAATCTGCTGTATATTTGCTGCTCTTAATGAAAGAATACGGTCAGAAGATCTCAGACTCTGGAAATAAACATCATGTTAACTTCAAGTCTCTGATTAAATATTTTAAGATTACTAATCTCGAAAATATGACAGTAGATAATATGATCAATTCATTAAGAGGTCAAAAACTATTAAGTGTAGATAATCTTAACAGGCTAATGCCCTTAGCCATGAAGAGAATTAGAGAAAAAGGAGATATGAACAACATCAAAATCAAAGATGTTGAACTATCTGAAGAAGCGGAGTTAAGTGTTGCTGAGAATATATTAGATCAGCAAATCCCTATCCCTTCTGTTCCTGTACCGGAAACGCTAGAACACAACACTCTTTTTACAGATGTAAAAGAACCTTTTTAAACTACATAAATGGTATCAACTACTGAAAAAACACCCGCAGAACTCCAACAGGAGTTTTATTCAAAACCTCTTTACTTAAGTTATTCGGCTTTAAGTAAAATGATGTATTCACCTTCGCTGTTCTATAGACACTATGTCTTACAACAAAGAGAAGAAAAACTAGATACGTATCTCATAGATGGTAAGGTTATTCATTGTCTATTATTAGATGATGGAAGCTTTGACAAACAATTTATGCTGATGCCTTCTGCAGTACCGACCGGAAACACCAAATTAGTAGTAGATAAGGTATACAATATCGTTAAAGAGGCTCCTGGCATCCTCGGAGACTATACTGTAGAAATTATTGAAATACTACAAGAGATCAAGTTACATCAGGCTCTTAAAACAGATGCCCAACGTATAGATAAAATAGTCACAGCAGAAACTAAGTCATACTTTGAGTTCTTAAAAATCAAAGGTGGTAAAGATCTTCTTGATGAAGAAACTATGAAGAGATGTAACGAAGCGGTAACGGCTATTCGCAATAATGAACTATGTAGTGGTTTATTAGGTCTTGTTAGACACGAAATGGAAAATCTTGATGTGTTTAATGAGACAGCATTAACCTCAGAACCTTTTGAAGACAAGTATCCATTTGGTCTCAAGGGTATACTAGATAATATTAAGGTAGATTATGATCGTAAAACGATTTATGTCAATGACCTTAAAACAACTGGTAAAACCATTGTAGACTTTAAAGACACAGTAGAGTATTTCAACTACTGGGCTCAAATGGCTATTTATGAGAGATTAGTGAGAGAGGCCTTCAAAGAGTTATTAACAGAAGAATGGGTTCTTGAGTTTCACTTTGTGGTAGTAGATAAGTACAATCAGGTATACCCGTTTAAGGTATCTCGTGAAACTATGGATCTATGGCAACAAAGACTGAATGTTAAACTAACTGAATTCGCCTGGCACTACAAAGAAAAAAGATATGAGTTGCCATATCAATTTGCAAGCAGCAACGTAATACTTTAAAACAATGGCTATCCAATCTTTATACAAAGATTATTTTCAAAAGAGTAAGGTATTTTTATACCCTGTTTTGGATATTAAAAGAGTTGTTAGTGTAGTCCCAATAGATACTTATGCTTTTTGGGAAGGACATTACAACATGGGTGATTGTAAGCTGTCATGCTTATATCATTTACGCACAGATCCAGAATTCAGACAATTCGAGAAGATAAAACTATTTGGTAATAGGTTATTTCATGACTTTAAACAAACAGCAGATAATAAAGGTATTTATATCTTTGACTTTAGCCCGTTTAAAGAAGATTGGAATAATTTCCTTAGAGGTAAGTACTCATTAATGAGTGCTGCCCATAAGTCTAAAATCAAATCTTTTTATGGTCAGAATAGTCGCAATTATGCATACATAGAAAGTTTTCTACATCCAGAAAAGTACTATAGTATGTATTCAGAAATAATAAATGTCAAAGAAGAAGTGCTTAAAGATGTAGGCCAATTGTGTGATAGACCAGATTTTGTAAAGGAAACCTTAACTGTTTCTGTAAAATATTTGGATTTACAACAAAAAACTACTTAATTTGCATACACTAAAAACCAACAAACCATGTCTACAATTCAAAAATCAATGTTGCTTATCTCTTCGGAAAGATCAGGTTATCCAACATTTAGAATGATCCCACTTACTATTGATTGCCCATTCGGTGAAATAGTATTTGTACCAGATGCAAGAGCATTGCAAATCCTATATAAACATACAGTAGAAGGGCTTCATATGATGCCTAAACTGGATGATAATGGGAATCCAATGATCAACGCTAAAGCACCAAAAGGATCTAATCCTTACAAACAAGAAAGAAAAACATTATCTGTACCTCAGGATGCATACATCCACAATCCAAAAGAGATTGAAGAGTTCGTAGAAATGTTCGCTATCAATGATAAGTTCGACTATAAAATATTTATGGTAGAGCCGAAAGCACCAATCATTGAACAACCAGAGATTCCTAAACTAATATTACCTAGCTAGGTAATTTAATATACATCACAGTAAAAAGGCAGGCGTAATAACCTGCCTTTTCTGTCTAATCCAATTAACATGATCCACTGGGTACACGATTATGAAACCTTATCCAATTGCTTTATTGCAGTATTTGAACACTACAAGGAAGATGAACGTAAGATATTCGTAATACATACACTTAGAGATGATAGAGTAGAGCTGTTTAATTTCCTACAACAAAACAAGAAGAAAAAAGAATGGCATATCTCATTCAATGGTCTTGCATTTGACTCTCAGATAACTGAGTTTATAATGCGTGATAAAAAGCTTCTCAAAATGACACCGGAAGAAGCAGCTAAAGCGATCTATGCTGTAGCTCAAGAAACCATTACAAAATCAAATAACCGAGAATTCGCAAAGTATCCTGAATGGCAACTAAGCATCGGACAAATTGATATTTTTAAACTCAATCACTGGGATAATCCTAACAAAAGATCAAGTCTTAAGTGGTTACAGTTTGCAATGGATTGGCCTACCGTACAAGAAATGCCTATAAGTCATACCTATAATGTAAGAACCCTAGCTGAAATCGATATAATAATCTCTTATTGTATTAATGACGTTAGGTCAACCAAGAAGCTAATGCTTCTATCCAAGCCTCTACTGGATGTGAGATCTCGTATCAAATCAAAATACGATCTTAAATGCTATAGCTATTCTAATACAAAGATGGGAAGTGAACTACTTCTCAAACTGTACTGTGATGCTACTGGTCAAGATCCAAAAGAGGTAAAACACTACAGAACATTTAGAGATCAAATAGAGATATCTGATATAGTATTTCCTTATCTTAAGTTCCAGAGCCTAGATTTAATCGGGTTTTATGAAATGCTAAAGGGTAAAGTAATCAAGAATACTAAAAAAGACTTCGTTTATACCCTTAAGTACAAGGGTTATGAGTTTCACTACGGTGCTGGGGGTATTCATCAGTGTATAGAACGTGGGATTTATAAAGCAGATGATCGGTTTATAATCAAAGACGCAGATGTAGGTTCCCAATATCCAAGCATAGCTTGTGTAAATGGAATGTATCCAGCTCATCTTGGACCACAGTTCTTTAAAGTGTACAAGGAAGGTATTGTAGACGTCAGGATGGCTGAAAAAAGAAAGAAAGAAGGAAAGGACATGGCAATCATTGAAGGCTTTAAAGAGGCTGCAAATGCTTCTTATGGTAATAGCAATAGTAAGTTTTCCTGGTTATATGACCCGAGATATACTATGCAAACCACCATTAATGGTCAATTATTGATCACCATGCTTGTAGAAGATATCCTTTTAAACATTCCTGAAGTTCAATTACTACAAACCAATACTGATGGATTTACCATGAGATTTCCAAAAGAACACCTACCTAAATACGAAGAGATATGCAAAGCATGGGAACAAGTAACCAAACTGAGCCTCGAGTTTGCAGACTATGCCGCAATGTATATCTGGGATGTAAACAATTACATGGGTCACTATTTAAGTGGTAAAACCAAATGTAAGGGTAGATTTGAATGGGAAGATCTTCAAAACCACAAAGTAACACACTTAAACAAGAACAAGAGTCATCTAATAGTATCCAAAGCACTCTATAATTACTTTATCAAAGATGTCCCACCTGAAAGATACCTGGCCGAGAATAGAAATATCTATGACTATTGTGCCGGTATAAAGATCAAAGGGGATTGGAAGTTTGTCCAGAGCTGTTACAAGAGTACAGGAATGGTAGAACAGGATCTTCAATCAACCTTAAGATACTATATATCTGAGAAGGGGTGTAAGATCATCAAAAGAAATATCCTTGATGGAAGAGAGATTCAAGTTGAAGCCGGAATATGGCTCCAACAAGAATTCAACACCTTTCAAGAGAAACGCTGGGAAGATTATCATGTAGATGAGTCTTATTACCTAGAAGAAATATACAAAGAAATCAACAATTTAGTACCTAAAATCAACCAATATAAACTCGAATTCTAATGGGAAAAAGATCAATAACAACAACCAAAGATTACTTAATAAATGCAGCATTACCTCAGTTCAAAGAGAGCTATACTGTAATTGAACACGGCTTTGTAATCAATAAAACCTTAGAGCTATTAGCTTCTAAGGGTTTTGCTGTAAGGAATGAGCTTTACAGATGTAACGAAAATGCACAAATAGCCCAAGGAGTATACCATTTAGATTATGGTAACGATCCTGATATGGGAATGATGTTCGCCTGGAGTAACTCATATGATAAATCGATGAGGTTCAAGTGTGCTATCGGAGGATACGTATTTATCTGTATGAACGGAGTTGTATCCGGAAACATGGGGTCATGGGGTCGTAAGCATACAGGAACCGCTGATGAGGATACACAGGAACAAATGACACAGCAAATCGATTCAGCTGATATTTACTTCAACCAACTGGTTCAGGATAAAGCGAGCATGCAAACTGTAAATCTATCTGTACAAAATCGTGCTGAGTTAATGGGTAGATTGTTCTTTGAACATAAGCTTGTTACTCTAGAACAGTTATCGATCGTACGACAAGAAGTTCAGAAACCATCTTATCAATACACAGGCGGACCTGATACTTTATGGGCCCTTTATAACCATATCACGCATGCTTTGAAAAGTTCACATCCTAGGTTATGGATGGATCAGCAAAGAATGGTTCACTGGTTTATAACAGACACCTTTGGAATACAGACTACTCCTAACATGACTGTAGCAATACCTACTCCACAAGTTGTATCAAATCAGATAACTATAGAACAAGTAATTGCTGAAGTTGAAGGTACTGATGGTAGCGCCTAAAATATCTGTTTTTAATACACCTTTTAGTAAAGTATCTATGGTACATAATCCTATGTTTGATGAACCCCATTCACCAGCAAAAGTGTCTAAATTAATCCCTCCTTATTTTTTAGGAACCGGGAAAGATTTTGACTCTTTTATGGTGTTTCATGAAGGTCATGCTTTACATCCGGGAGATGTAATGAGCTGTGGTAAAGTAAATATAAGAGTGATGGCAAATTCAGCTGTAGAAGAAGATTTTTTCGAAGATATCTATATAACTACAGTTCAGATTGTCACTAACGACCCTCAAGTAGAAGTAGATATTAATACCAGAACACTAGAACATATGTATTCTGCAACAACAAAATAATTCTTATCTTAGTATTAGAATGCTTGAAACTATAAAATTCCAATGCTATTATTGCAGGGAACAGCTAACTGATACTACGAGAACCCGGGACCATGTCTGGCCCAAATCCAAAGGAGGTAAACTTTACAAGAAAAATAAAGTCTATGCTTGTAGATCCTGTAACAGATATAAAAGAGACCTAACCATTGAAGAATGGCTAGAAATATTAATAACCTTAAAACAAACAAAGAAGAATCAAAAGATCTGGGCCAAAAAGGAGACAATTATTGTTATCTTGCGCTCATTAATTGAATATCTAAAATATAACAATCATGAAAACACAGTTAAAACAAGTAGAAGAGTTTCATAATGCTTTTGGGCAGGTGAATGGAACTGAACCTCAACTACTGGAAGAAAAAACCTTTGAACTAAGATACCGTTTGATGGCTGAGGAGAATGAAGAATACAAGGAAGCTTGTATGAATGGTGATATTGTTCAAATCGCAGATGCATTGGGTGACCAATTATATATATTATGCGGAACTATACTTAAGCATGGACTTCAAGACAAGATCGAAGAGATTTTTAATGAGATCCAAAACAGTAATATGAGTAAATTAGATGCGGAAGGGAAACCTCTCTTGAGAGATGATGGTAAGATCCTTAAAGGACCTAACTATTTCCCACCTAACATTTTTAAAATACTTGAGTAATAAATTAGAGGCATCCTTCGGGGTGCCTTTTTTTTTATTTTACCGCTTCATAGAGGTTATTAACTACACACTCGTGAATGACTTGCATTGTTAGAAGATCATCAGTAAACTTAATACCTGCTTCACTATCATTCCTACAACGATATGCATGCCCTGGTGTAATTACTTTAGAAGGATGGTATGACTGGATAGTTAAAGAAGTATCCCATGGGAACTTATCTTTAAGAATCATTCCTATATGAACATCCTCTACTCCTGATCTTAGTGTAGTATTGCTTTTAAAATCCTTAACCAAATATTGTACAACATCACGAGATAATGCCATACCTTCTCCCCATAAAAAAGGAGCTGTTTTAGCATAAGTAGTTTGATAGAAGTGACCCCCGTAATAATCTTCTCGAGGTTTATTACGCAGTAGTTCAACTAAGCGCTCTTTATCGATATATGTAGAGTTATCTGTTTTAAAGATGTAGTCCCACTTGTATTTAAGTAGGGTTTCAAAAGCGATCATGGTCTTATTATAAAAATGACCGTGTAATTCTGGAATATCTACATGAAGCTTATTACCTATAAGAGCGGTTTTGTAACTTGAATAGTAAAAGATAGTCTCTATCTCCTTAGAGTGATTAGCATCCCAGGTAGTCTGTTGTGCTAAGACTAGTTCTGGATACCTCTCTAGTTCTGAAGACATGACTAATATCACTACTTTCATTAGAATCTACTCTGCATTGCTGTGAATGACTTACCACCTTTGATAATATCTACATCTGAACCAGTTAAGCCGGCTGTTCTAAAGATATGATTCCAGATCTTAGCAGAACCTTTTTGTTGCCAAGGATATGGACCTGTTGTTCTCTTATAGAATAATGATTCATCATCACCTGGCGCCGCATGCATTGCAATGTCTGTTAGTAATTGCGCGTACGTAGTAATAGTTGGGCCAAATGCTACAGAAGTTACAGTAGACATTCTAGTATAATCATTTAATCCAAACCCCGGTAAAGGGATAAAGGTCTCATTCTCATTAGAAGTCTTTAATAACATTACCAGTAAATGATTGGCCAAGAAACCATCTAAGTGGAAATTTTCATCCCCAATTGCACCACTTCTAGCTTTCATTTTATTCCATCTGTCTGGATCATCGTCATCGTATCCAAACATTAATGAAGTGATTGCAGAAATGATCAAGATAGTACTTACTTCAGTCAGTAGCTTTTTCATAGCGGCTTTCTCAGTAGGCTCCATCATATTAATATAGTGACCATACGATCCTATAATCTTACTAATACTCTTAATTGACTCAATATAAAAGCCAGTTGTAACATCATTAGTGATTATACTACCACGTTGCTTCGCGAAGCGTGCCATGAACATGGAAGTAAAATACCTACGCATGAACATTACTAACCTGTATGTAAAATGTGCTTGAGCCTGAGGAGATTCGAAGTTAGCGAACGCACCATTCAAATGCTTAGATTGTTCGTGGATCAAGTTCTTAAAATCAAGATACTTTCTTCCGCCTACTTCATACTCTCTATCAACGATATCTTTATTCAAAACCATTAACTTACTTACGGGATCGATTTCAAAGGCCTCCATGTAAGGAACCTCAACAATCTTACCATTCACATTCTTCTCAACTTTCTTATGAATCATCATTCCTCCAAATAATTGGAAGGCTGCTTCAAGTTCCATAAACTTTCTAGGACTGTACATCCAAGATAAACTGGCAATATCACCCTCTTTACTACGACTAGCGTGACTTCCAAAAACCTCAGATAACTTACCTTGTAACGGATCAAAGAACATAAGCATTTGATTGTTCAAAGTATAATTATCTCCACCGTAGATATGATTCATCCAATCTTTTTGTGCGCTGATTGACCAAACCTTAGCCTTCAGGTAAGATCCTGGAGACATATGTTCACCGGCCGCTGCTAACATTCTCATCTGCCATAGTGCACCCCAATAGTTCTTGGTTGCTGACGGTAGATTTAAAGCAAAGTAGCTAAAGGAGGCGCCTTTCATTAATTTACCGGTAATCTTATTTAAAAAATCTAAGTGACGTTCGCTATAGATTTTTCCTTTGAACTCACGGTTATATAAAGCATTCATTCCTGAGGCTCTTATATTCTCTTGTACTTCATTGTCTTTTTTACTAAAGATCTTTCTCTTAATAGAATTACCATTAGCCATATCTATACCATCTTTCTTGATCTTATTTTTAGGATTGTTCACCGTATTAAGGATAGCCTTGGCTATGTGATTAATCTTAGTAAACTGTCTCTGCTTTTCAGCACTCAGTCCATATACATTAAGCACGCGTAATACATCTCGGGATGTTTCTTCAAGTTCCATATTAGCAGTACCACTCACAGGAAGTCTATCTATTACAGAACCTTCACTGATAGAGTTCATAAAATCTATAGAATGTAAAGTCTCATCCATAGCAGCATCACCAGTTCCTTCTTCGAAATCACCGGCTTCACGCGTAAGAGCATTCACTTCTTCACGAGAAGCACCTTTAGCAAAAGCAGTAACCCCTTCTTTTAATTTTTTAAGTGTTTTGACTTTTTCACCTACTAATCTACCAGATTGTATTTGCTCTAAAGTATCATTTCTCTGACTTCCAATTCTCATTCTAGGAAGATCAAGATATAACCTGCTCTTGTAATCGATTTCTTTTTGATTTGCAAGGTGATATTCTTTAAGATATTGTAATAACTCAGCATGCTTAGGGCTTGTTTGTTGAAGTTTATAATAAGCCTCATTAATATACTCACTATCGATTACTTTTCCTGTAATATCTCTAGCGGGTTTTTTAGCATAATCTTCTTTATTCTTAGGTAAAAAATTACCTTTATTATCAATCCTTACACCAAGATATAACTTATTCCTTTCTTCCACATCCATCCCATACGGTATAGTACGGTACTGATCTCGTACCACTCTAGTCTTATACTTCATTGACGGAGTTCTACCAGTCATTGTTTTCTCTTCTACTTCTCCTGTTGTAGGATTAGTTACCTGATACTTAAAAGTTGCAAGATGACTTAATAATTTAGGGCTCGGGGCACTCCACGCGCTTAATCGTTGGTAATTGTGAACTAAGTCTCCATCATTATTAACGTATTCTCTTCTTACATGATTAGCCATGAACCATTTTTCAAACTCAGGACTTCTAGCCATAATTTTATCTGCAGGTACTTCCCTTTTATCTCCAATACCTTTTCCTCTAATAAAATCAGCTGCAGTAGATGCTGTTAACTTAGCATAAGGAACACCTTTGATATCATCCAGTAGATTATTAACTTGATCGATATAATGAGTTGTAGCTTCTTTTCCACGTAACTGAGCTAACATATCAAAGATCTCAGCTCGTTCCTCACGCATTTCTACACTTAATGTAGAAAGAACTCCAGATTTTTTGATAGCTTCTTCTTTAACAATCAAAGCTTCCTGAACTCTCTTCAACTCAATCATTTTCTTTTCAGGAACTATAGAACCATCCGGTTGACCTAAGGCGTCTTTATATCCCATAACTAAACTACCCATAGCAGTAAACTCTTCAGATACATCTAGCTTCTGCTTTACTCCAGCTGGTAAATTTGCCATCCATGTATCAAGTCTTAGGAATGTTTTAGCAACATCGTTCCAATACTCTTCTGTGTATCCAGGAACTGTATTCTGTTCTATCCATTTATCAATAGTGGTTTTGTATTCATCACTAGTTCTAGATAATCCTTTATTATTAATAAGATCATCTTCAAACGCACTTAATGCACTATTAAACGCTTCTTTCTTATCAACGTATTTATAATATTTGGATGTTCTTCTTCTATGGGCATTCAAAGCCTCAGCTTTAAGTAGATCATCGCCCGTTTTCATGGTACCATTGGCATTATGGATGGAGTAAAGCTGGGCATATTCCTTCCATCGCTCGGCCATGTTATCCGCCTCTTCAAAATTCTCATATTCAGAGAACATTAGATTAGCTTCTGCACTAATCTTAGCCAGAACTTCATTTCTTTCCAACCAAGCAGCTAATCCAATATCAGTCTTTAGTAACTCATCCTGTGCTTCATACACTTCTTTATCATAATCCTGCCACCAGAAATTGGTCTTCTCAGTAGATAATGCTTTATACGCTGTACGTAATACTTCCTTAGCAGCTTTGATTTCCTGATCTGTTATAGCGTTAGTAACACCAGTTTTAGCTTCCTCGATCTTAACTTCAAGCTCTTTTATCTTCCATCGTCCACTGATAGTCGGGGCTATAAAGGAAAGAACCTTTTTCTCAACAAATACACCATCTTTTTTCTCAAAAGTACTATCTTGAGATAAAGCAAAATCCCAAGTCTTCTCAAGATTTGTTCCTGTAATATCAAGCTCCTTAAGTAATGGTGATATCTTAGCCATAAAAGCCATTTCATTTCTAATAGCTTCTGCCTCAATATTAGAGATTGTATCTTTAATGAACTTAGCAAAACCACCTACAATAGGATCCGGATTAGTAGTATAAGATTCAAACATAGTTGACCACCAACTGGCGTCTCCTATTTTACCTTGAAGCATATCTCTAACTTTATCCTTACTTAAATAAAACTTTTGATGTTTATCTGTAGCTGCCTTTAAAGCCTTTACTGCAGTTGCTTTCTTTACCCCTGAAGAATTTGCTATAATACCCTCAAGTTCTTTTTTTCTAGCATTAAATTCGGTATCCCTTTTTTTATTGGATTCCTTTACCCATTCGTTATAAATATTAACAGTACCCTCTTCTTGAATCTCTCCATACAATTCAAGACCAGTCTCGATATTATCACCCAGGTTGGCCATGAACTTCTTCATAGTACTATCCTGAGGGAT